AGTAACCTACGCCGGTGGCGGTGGCGGCGGTGGCGGTAGTGGTGCCTCTGGAACAGGCGGTGCCGGTGGTGGCGGGGATGGTGGGAATCCGGGCGTAAATGGAACTGCAAACACCGGTGGTGGCGGTGGCGGTGGCGCTGACTCTGGAGGAAAAGCAGGTGGGGATGGTGGTTCCGGTATCGTGGTTATCCGTTACGCAAGTTCCTTTGCGGCTGCTTTGTCCACAACAGGTTCCCCAACAGTGACTGTTGCAGGTGGCTACCGTGTCTACACATGGACCGGTTCCGGTTCCATCACGTTCTAAGGAAAGACATGGCGCACTTTGCACAACTCGATGAAAACAATGTGATCACGCAAGTCATTGTGGTTCACAACAATGAATTGCTTGACGAAAACGGTCAGGAAAGTGAGTCTCAGGGCATAGCTTTTTGCAAATCGTTGTTTGGTGAAAACACAACGTGGGTTCAAACAAGCTACAACAAGACCTTTCGTAAAAACTACGCCGGTGTTGGTTACCAGTACGATTCCGTGCGTGATGCGTTCATCTCACCACAGCCATATCCAAGCTGGGTGTTAGACGAAGATATTTGCCAATGGCAATCACCTGTCGCATACCCAGATGACGGTAAATCCTATGCTTGGGATGAGGCACTGGTAAGCTGGATTGAGGTGTAATCATGACGCAAAATGTCACGCTGTCACCTTCACCCAAGATGCAGTTTTTTACTGCTGCTGGGGTGCCCCTTGTTGGCGGCAAACTGTATACCTATGCCAGCGGCACAACAGTACCGCTTGCCACGTACACCGACAGTTCGGGAAACTTTGCCAATGCAAATCCGGTAATTTTGGATTCTCGTGGCGAAGCAAGCGTGTGGTTTGGTCCGTCCCGCTACACGCTGGTGCTCAAAGATTCTTTGGACAATTTGATCTGGACCGCCGACGGCGTCAACACCACCCAAGGTGTTCAAAACCCAGCAACCGTAGCCACAGCAGGGCAGACTGTGTTTACAGTGCCCGAATATGGCCTTGGCGGGTATCTGATGGTAATTGTCGATGGGCTAGTCAAAGAGTTCAGCGTAGACTATACTGAAACCAATACGACAACAATTACTTTTGCAACTGGTCTAACGGCTGGTCAAAGAGTTGTTACTCGAATGCTTTAAACCTTACCGGTGAGGTTCACCGGGAACTCAACAGAGTTAAAACATGACTGAAGAAGTCCAAGTCCTAGCGGAAGTAGACTCCGCGCCAACGAAGGATGTGACGGCCACACCTGAAGTTGCAGTATCTTCGCCGGAAGTAGCTGATAACCAGCCTGCCAAGACATTCTCGCAAGAGGAACTTGACGCTGCTATTGGCAAGCGCCTCGCAAGAGAACAGCGCAAGTGGGAACGTGAACAAGCCGCACGGCAAACCGTGCCAGTTGCTCCTAATCACTGATGCATATGCTGAAGCACTGGCCCTCAGAAAAGCCGAAGAATTGCTTGCTCAACGGGATCGCCAAAAGGAACAAGCTGAAATTGTAGAGGCTTACAGCGAACGTGAGGAAAAGGCTCGGGACAAATACGACGATTTTGAAGATGTCGTGTACAACCCCAAGCTGCGAATCACCGACGTAATGGCTGAAACAATTCAGTATTCTGATCTTGGGCCTGATTTAGCTTATTGGCTAGGTTCAAACCCCAAGGAGGCTGAACGCATTGCTCGTTTGTCACCTATTTTGCAGGCAAGGGAAATCGGAAAGATTGAAGTCAGATTGTCTGACAATCCTCCGGTGAAGAAAACAACTTCTGCGCCAACACCTATTAGTCCGGTGACTGCGCGGTCTTCGGGAAGCCCGAGCCATGACACGACTGACCCAAGGTCAATCAAAACCATGTCTACCTCGGATTGGATCGAAGCCGAACGCAATCGCCAGATTCGTAAGTACGAAGCGCAACGCAACCGTTAATCTTTTGAAAGGACTTTTAAATGTCTAATAGTATTCTGACGATCGACATGATCACCCGTAAGGCTCTCGAAATTCTTGAGAACAACCTTGTAATTACCCGTAACGTGAACCGCCAGTATGACGACAGTTTTGCTGTTGAAGGCGCTAAAATCGGTTCTACACTGCGTATTCGCTTACCCGATCGCGCTTTGGTAACTGATGGTGCTGCCTTGCAAGTGCAAGACGACAACGAACAGTTCACAACTTTGTCTGTTGCTAATCAAAAGCACATTGGTGTTAACTTCACCTCTGCTGAATTGACAATGCAGTTGGACGACTTTGCAGAGCGTGTGCTTAAGCCTCGTATCAGCCAGTTGGCATCTTCTATTGATGCTGACGTTGCCAATGCGTACAAAACCATTGGTAACACTGTTGGTACACCTGGCACAACCCCCGCCACTTCTTTGGTCTTGTTGCAAGCCCAACAGAAGCTGAACGAAAACGCTGCTGTGATGTCTCCACGTTACGCTACCGTAAACCCTGCTGCTAACGCTGGCTTGGTTGAAGGCATGAAAGGTCTGTTTAACCCAACAGACACTATCAGCAAGCAATTCAAGAACGGCATGATGGGCATGGGCGTGTTGGGCTTTGAAGAAGTCAACATGTCTCAGTCTATCAAGCAGCACACAACTGGTTCACGCAGCGCTTCTGCTTCTACATTGGTTAAGACCCCCGGCGTTACTTCCGAAGGTTCATCAACCATTCTGTTGGAGCAAGGTTCTGTAACAACAACAATCAATGCTGGTGACGTGTTCACTATCAGCGGTTGCAATGCTGTTAACCCACAGACTCGCGAGTCTACTGGTTCATTGTTCCAATTCGTGGCTTTGACTACGGCTACTGCCTCGTCTGGTACTTGGACTGTGACTGTTGCTCCTATGTACTCTGCTACACACGCTTTGGCTACTATGAGCGCATTGCCTGCAACTGGTGGTGTCGTGACCTTTGTGGGTGCTGCATCTACTCAGTACGCACAGAACTTGGTTTATCACAAAGATGCGATCACATTTGCGACCGCTGACTTGTTGTTGCCCCAAGGCGTTGACATGGCTGCCCGTGCCGTTCATAACGGTATCAGCTTGCGTGTGGTTCGCCAGTACGACATCAACAACGATCGTTTGCCTTGCCGTATTGACGTTTTGTACGGTTTCAGCACAATTCGTCCACAAATGGCCTGCCGTATCTGGGGCTAATCTGAATGCCCCCTTGGGGGCTTCATTTCGTAACATCTTTTAAAGGAAAATATCATGGCTCTCCCTAATGGTGCTGGTGGCTACCAGCTTGGCGACGGTAATATCGGCGAAGCACAACTGTTTGTTCAAGGCGCTCCTACAGCCGTAGCTGCTGCTGCGACAATGACAACTGCTGAATTAGCAAATGGTTTGTTTGTATTTGACGGCGCTGCTGGCAACTTGACATTGCCAACAGTGGCTTTGGTTGAAGCAGACATTTCTAGTGCTTCTAAAGTAAACGCAGCGTTTGACTTTTTTATCATCAATATTGACTCATCTGGTTCTGACTCAGTCACTTTGGCTGTTGGCACTGGTTGGACAATTGTTGGTGTTGCTGCTGTAGCGGTTAATACTTCGGCCCATTTCCGCGCTCGTAAAACAGGCGACGGCACTTGGACTGCTTACCGCATTTAAATTAAATGGGGGCTTCGGCCCCTGTTTTAAAAGGAAACATCATGCCAAATACAAAAGCTGTAGGAGTTGCGTATAGCGACCCTGAATTTGAAAGCGTAACCGTAACTGGCGCGTCAGCGTTGCAAACGGTAACTGCTACGACCATAACCGCTACAACCGTAACCGGCAATTCAACCGGCACGTCAACTGGCGCTATTCGTCTTCCTGTTGCTGCTGTTGCGGCGGCTGGCAGTAATCAAGGCAATGCTGCTGCACTAGCTGAAGGTATCAATGTCGTTTCGGCGGCAGATGGCACTAAAGGCGTAATTTTGCCTACAGCGGTAGCTGGTATGGTAATTATTGTTAAAAACACCGCTGCTGGCGCGTTGAATATTTATCCCGCCACTGGCGGGGCAATCAATGCGGTTGCGGCTAACGGTGCGTATAGCATTACAAACCTTACCAGTTCATTGTTGGTAGCGTCTTCTACTACTCAGTGGTATTCTGTTCCATTAGTGGCATCCTAACCAAAAGGGGGCTAATCACCCCCTTTTCTTAATATGAACATTTATCTTAGCCACCCAGTTCATGGCTGTAAAGTTGCCACAATGGAACTTGAAGCCGAAGCAGATGAAAAAAATGGCTGGACACGCTACAATGTAGACACGCCTTCGGACTCCGAAGATGCGGCCCCCGTAAACGTATTGGGGACAAAACGCAAATCTACCCGTCGAACTCAAGTTGTCGAGGGTGCAACCGAAGGAGTCTGAGAATGGCAACGTACACCGCTGGCGAACAAATCAACCGAGCATTGCGCTTGCTAGGTGTACTGGCTGAAGGTGAAACACCCTCGGCAGACATGTCAAATGACGCGCTAACTGCGCTCGATCAGATGATTGATTCATGGAACACCGAGCGACTGTCGGTGTTTGCCACACAAGATCAAATATTTACTTGGCCTGCGGGTCAAATTACCCGCACTCTTGGCCCATCTGGTAACTTTGTGGGTCTGCGCCCCGTGTTGCTAGATGATGCAACGTATTACCGTGACCCTGGCACAAACGTGTCGTTCGGTATTAAGTTTATCAATCAGCAACAGTATGACGGCATTGCGGTTAAAACCGTGACATCTACATACCCGCAAGTTATTTTTGTCAATAACACATACCCCAATATCACCATGACGGTGTACCCCCAGCCCACACGGGACTTGGAGTGGCACTTTATTTCGGTTGAAAAATTAAACCAGCCTGCTACGTTGGCAACACAAATGTTGTTTCCACCAGGCTATTTGCGGGCGTTTACCTACAACTTGGCGATGGAAATTGCGCCTGAGTTTGGCGTTGAGCCAAGCCCACAAGTTCAACGAATTGCCATGACTAGCAAACGCAATCTCAAGCGCATCAATAACCCAGACGATGTGATGTCGTTGCCTTATGCGATTGTGGCAACACGCCAGCGTTTCAACATTTACGCCGGTAACTACTGATGAAAACACCGATTCTGGGCGGCACTTATGTTGCGCGATCGGTAAATGCTGCCGATGCCCGCATGGTCAATCTTTTCCCCGAGGCCGTACCCGATGGCGGTAAAGAGCCAGGATTTTTAAACCGCGCGCCGGGGCTGCGTCTTTTGGCAAACATGGGCGATGGCCCTATACGTGGGCTATGGCAGTTTGGCGGCTATGGTTACGCTGTATCTGGCGAAGTGCTGTATAGAGTTGACAGTCTTTGGCATGTGTTTCCAATTGGCACTGTTTCAGGATCGT